GCTAACATTGTAGTAAGTACCATTTGTATATCCCGATCCAGCGGTAAAAGTAACAGATGCTATGGCAGCTTGAATAATTGACGTTGGGTAATAGTAGTAGTGCAGCTCGGCGTTGTATGCCATATTGGGGGTTGGCCCAAGAATAAACGTTAGATTTGATTCATTGGTAGATTGTGGGCCAAAAATAGCGTAGTGTTTCGGCTGTCCCGTTACCGATGGGTCTGGATATGCTTCACGAATAAAATTCACATCTTTATTAAGCAAATACAAATACCCGTTGGAAGTACCTGTAGGTATTGGATATCCAGTTGCAGGAAAAACGGCCAAAGAATACACCGACAAAAAATCAGCAGGGGCTGCTAAGTATTGATTACCAGAGGTAATGGTACCCGTTACATTTCTACGTAGAGACGGTAGTTGAACCGTGTTGTATATCTTCTGCTCGGTCTGCTCAATCATACGATTGAGGTCAAGCGTAGGGAAGTTATTCTCTACATAATCATTAACGGCGGTGACCAGTTCACTGTAATACATTATGCCATCGGACCTCTAGACATTTTGCCTTTGGTAGCTGCGCCAGTACCACGCATCTGAATACCCGATGTTTTTTCAGGGGGATAGTCATTGCTGCGGCTGTTGGCCACAGACACATTGGCGTTGCGCAAATACTCTTTGTTGTCCGCTACACCTGCTTGGAAATGTAAGGGAGCATCGTTCATGGTATGGGGTTTAGCATACTCAGAAGCTGGCCCATTGAACTTTTTGCCTGGTGGTTTGATTGATGTAGCCATATTAGCCACCTCTGCCAGAAGAACGCTGATTCATAACTTTAGCCATACCACGGCCATACTTCAACATATTTGCATTGGTCTTGCCGCCTGCGGCCATCTTGTGAACTTTACCGCCTTTTTTGAGCTTGCTCAAATCGGTGTGTTCGCCTTTATGTTCTTGTTTATCGTGCATAGCAATAGCTTTTTTAATCAGCTTCTTGTCTTCTGCGATATCATCATGTTTAGCCATTTTTAACTCCCTGTAATTGTTACTGTACCAACTGCTGTTGTTGCCACCAAATAATTAGGAGTCAACACCGAATCAAAACTGCTTGCCCCGCCAACAGGGTTCCATCCCCATTGTGTATCTCTTGAGCCTCCTGCGGGAGTACCTTGACCTTGGTTTGTGTAATCATTTGGATTAACCGAATCTACCAATAGACCCGTTGTTCCAGATGCATCGTACGACAAATCAGGCCTTGGCTGTCTAACCGCCTGCGGATCATCAACTGGGTACATACCCAATAACAATTGCGGATGATCAGGATCCCAGCACTCAGGACAAACTTTCAATTGATATAGTTTAGTCTTAATGACCTCAAACTTCAACTGTTTTAACTTGTACCGTTGGCCACATCGATCACACTCGGCAATCGAGTATTTACCTGATGCAAACCTGTTACCCATTATGGAGTACTTCCACCAATGAACATTTGACGGGGCACAAATCTGACAGCGGCTTTTTCCCGATCCTCACCTGCGGCAAGGTTAAACTGCTCGTCGTATTGGCCCTTTAACATATCAAGACGGTTCATACCCTCGGGTATTTTGGTCGCAATGTGGTACGCCAACCCCGCTGCAGCGGCGGGTAAAAATCTAAAATTCATATCCCCAGTTTGGATACCTGAACCTGTATCTTGTACTCGGCGCATTCTCCAATACACAAATGTGTATGTGATTGACCCGTCTGGAGTTGGCCATACGGTAACGGCGGGTATCTGAGGTATGAAAATAGGGGTACCAGAGCCAGCGGTATAAGACGTGGCGGTTGTGTTGTTCTGCGCCCTAAAACAATTCATCAGGGAATTCCCTGATATGTAGGTGTAGTACACAATTTCGCCAGATGTAGATCCAAGTTGTATATACCCTTGAGCCGCCATCCCAACCGTGCTGGAAAGTGTGATAGTCGTATCTGTGGTGCCTATGCTGGTCGCAAGGGTTACGGCTGTACCGTTGACAAACAACGGATTGGTTTCGCCTGAATTGCGCTGAACCATGACCTGAATAGGTCTGGCTTGAATTAGTTTGTTGGGGATCGTCGCATACGTGGGCATGCTGATCCGAGTAATGTTCAAGTCAGCCTGATTGCTGGTTTGACCCTGATTGGTACGGATCACATGATCCATCAAGTCAATCGTATCGGTTGGAATTGGATACGTATTCAAACCTTGTACCAGCGTGAACGACTGCTGTTGAATCGTCCACATGTTGATGCCACGGTTCTGCCACTCGATGGTCATTAGGTTCATGGATCTGCGTGCAGTACGCAAATCATAACCGGAACGCATTTCACGACCGGCACGCTCCCACGCTTCCTCGGCTAACTCCGTGAAGTCAAGGTCAAATGAGGTGGTGCCGGTAGTAGTGGTCATTGTGCAGGAGCCTCAGTAGCTTCTGGGGCGTCAACAACAGGCTCAGGTTCCACTACTGCCTCTGGTGCTTCAACAACAGGATCAGCAGAAATATCAACGACAACAGGTGCAGGAGCCTCAACGGGTGCTGGAAGAAAGCTTTCTAAACCATTGATGATATCCAAAAGTCTATCTTCAACGTGGCCATTTGCCATGAGTTGATGAGTAGCTCTAACATCTAATTCAGCTATTAAAAACTCTAAGTTGTTCTGCAAAAAATCAGGCAAACTCATTTTGAAACCCTCATGTTGTCAATTAAATTAGGATACGGTCTGCCTGCCGCTTTTGCCATTGCCTTTGCTTTAGCCTTTTTTGCAGGACTTAATGTCTTGTGCTTTTTGGCAGGGTTGGGAGTATTCCAAACCTCCCCGCCCTTCTTGTAAAGAGATACATCTTGGGGATGATCCTTGCGATGTATCGTCTTTTTACCAGGCATTTTTGACGGCTTGATGGCGCCCATGCCACGGCTCGCCATCATTTACATTCTCCCACCGCCACATGCGCATTTGGTGTGCCCTTTACGAGCAATACCATCAGCACGAACGTGAGGAGATGCCATTCCGCCTTTTTTCATACCGCCCATGGGCGCTTGAGGAGCCATCGCAGGAGCCATCGCAGGAGCCATCGCAGGAGCTGCGGGGGCCATTGGTGCTCTCATCATAGGTCTACGCATTGGTGCTCTCATTTTGGACTCCTAAATGCTTATTTGTGGCCGTGTTTGTGCATCTTTTCGACGTGTTCATGGTGATGAACATGTCCGCCATGCGCCATGTGATGGCCATCATGGTGTTTGAGGTGCTTTTCGACGTGTTCATGGTGATGAACGTGCCCACCGTGAGACATGCCATGGCCTTCATGATGTTTCATGTGGTGTGTCATGTGCTCATGGTGGTGTTTCACGTGTCCACCATGCTTCATTTTGTGAATTTCATGGTGTTCTTCGGGATGGGGATGCTGAACATGGTGCAATTCAGTCTTTCCGTGGTGTTTTGTACCGCCACTGTGGAAAGGATGGCTATGACTAGCAATATGATCGTGGTGTTTCATGATTTTTCCTTACTTTTTGTGGGCTTTTCCGCCGTGTTTCATGCCCAAAGGCTTACCTGCACCCATTTTTGGCTCCATAGCACGTGTATGGCCCTTCTTTTGGATGGTATGTTCGCCATGTTTAGCGGTTTTGCCCACTTCGGCTTTGCCCATTTTGGCTGTAGTCATGCCGTCTTTCTCTTCAACGCCATGCTTACCAGTCACTTCGCCGCCTTTGGCATAAGCTTTGTGAGTAGCGCCACCGTGTTTCATCGCCTCTTTCAAATGATGATGTGCCATCTTCATGTGATGAGCGTGCATTTCGTGTTTCTTTTCCATATTTCCACCTTGTTTAAATGTGCGGCCTGTGTCCGCTTTACTGAACTCCTGCCCCACACTTCGAGGGACTCCTGCTTTCTTGGCGAACGCTGGATTGTGAGCCACCGCTTCCATGAAATCGTGCTGTTTTTTGCTAGTTGATGGCATGTTGGCACTCCATTAGCCTATCAATCTTGCTTTCCAGCCTGTCCAACCGATCCAGAACTCTGTTTATATCGGCATGGACTTCTACTTTTGTCACATATTCTTTTGCTAACTCTTCCCGAGTCTTGTTCAGCAAAATAGTTATGCGTTGCAATTCTGCTGATTTCTCTCTCAATACCCAGCCTAAGATAGCGACAAGTAAGGAGAGAACTGCATTCCACATCGTTGAGTCCATCAGACATACTTCCCTTTTGTATGCCCTTTTTTAGCAATACCATCAGCACGTTTGGAAGCAGATGTTCTAGCTGGTCCACCTTCAGAATAATGTTTTTTATTCTTATGATGTTTTTTAATCTTTCCGCCTTTTTTGTTTCCATCAACTTGTGGTTGATCAATAGAACTAGACATAGGCTGTTCATTATCTGATGAACCAAATATTTTTTGTCTTGCAGCTTCAGCTGCATCAGCATCTTCGGGCCTTGGTTTAAATCCAAAACCAGCACCTCTACCACCAGTCATGTATTGCTGTAAACGACTTTGATAATCAGCTTCTTTTTTGGCATTTTGCTTAGCTGCATTATTAACAATGTCTAACTGTTCTTGATTTTTTTCAGGTGAAGAATTTATGCTCATACCGCCCATATCAAACCATCCTTCCTTTAGTGTGTCCTCTTACGGCACAACCATCAGCAC